GCAAGATAAAAATTTATAAAATTATTTTTTAGTTATTAACTTTTACTAATGTTGATAAGGGTCTTAATATCAATTATTTATTAAATTTTTACATATTGGTATCTTATTTTTTTGGTAAAAAGTTATTTTTGCAGTAAGGTATAAATTAAGGTATAAATAATGATAGATGTATTTAGATTTATGGTGGAGTTAAGCGAAAAATGATTTTAGCTCTAAAGTCCGTTATTATCGTATTTTGAGAAAATTAAAAGCAATAATTTTTACACTCAAACTTACACTCGAGCTTTTAAGGTTCAAGCGATTAAATTTTTGGTTATGAAAAGTTTAGTTTTCAATACAAAACTATCATAAGTGCCTAAAATAAGGGGTTTCAAAGTTGTAAAGTTAAATGATTTAAGTTTCGGACGCTTAAAGTAGTCGTTTTGGCTTAAGGATTAGTAGTTTTCATCTCTTTTTTGCTCGAAAACTTAATTAAGGTTATTTTGTGAAACGTTACCGCCTTATTACGTTTCACGTTTCCCACTCGTTAGCCTTGTAAATGCCTAGCACATAAATAACCTCATCATCTATCAAGTAAGGTATTACATAACCTTTAAATATTAAATCTCTAGCATTATTCTTCTTTACTTTTTGGCTAAGCCTATGAGCTGTTGGTGTATCTTTTAAATCTAAGCACTTATTAAAAACATCATCGACAAAGCTGTTGGCTCTATTTACGCTATCCTTTGCGATAAACTCTTTTATTGTGTTAAGCTCGTCAAAAAAGCGATTATGAAATTTTACGTGCATATTCGCCATCTTTTATCTGCTCTATCATCTTGCGTGCTTGAGCTTCGTCTATTAGTCCTTTACCTTGTTTGGCTTCATCGGCTCGTGCGTTTAGCTCGTCTGCGTAACCATCATCGATAATTAGCTTTTGATTAGTCGTATTAGCTAGAGCCTTACTTATTGCTACTATTTGGCTTATTAGTGCTTCGTCTGCTCGTATGGTTAATGTTTGCATTTGTAACCCTTTCTTTTGACTATTTTAGCTTGTATTGTTAAAATTTAGTCTGAAATATGCCCCCAAATACCACTAGGCTTATTTTTAAACTCACTAATAGCCATTGTAAGAGTATCGACTTGGTCGTCGTGTAAGTGGCTATTATCGGCGGTAAATTTCTCGCACTCATCCACAAAATCACTAACCCACGCTCCAGCACTAGGTAAATTTACATATCCGCTCTCAATGTAGCCTACAACGTCTAAAACTCTAGTGTATTTATCCTTTTGTGGTGTTACGGCTCTTACTGGGATATTATTTTCACGTTTTATTTTTTGAATTAGTCCAGTTCCGCTTGATTTGTCCTCTATGTAAAACATTAGTCCGTTATATGTTGATCTATGCTTGGCAAAAAAATCTTTAGTAGTATTTTCAAGCTCTACCGCGTCCCATTTGCCACGTTTTAGGTCTAGTAGATAAATGGCATTGTCGTAACCTAAGCCAGCTAATAATAAAACGCTGTAATCGTTTTGCTCGCCAGTCTTTTGAGCTGTATCCATAAAGACACCTACACGCTTAATCCTTGGTGCTACATCATAACGACCAAACCACGCCCCTTGTATAATATCTCCGCCCTTAGTGCTTGGGTGCTGTTGATAAAGAGCATTCCACGCATAAGAGCCTAACGCACTTTTTATTTTTAATAGTCTGTTTAAATCGTATCTTTCTGGGTGTAATGCCTCTCCCTCTTTTCGGTGCTCCTCGTCTTGTTCGGCTATTGCTGGAAAGGATAAAATCTCCCACTTGTCGCCCTCTTTTTGAGCTTCTTGAATTAATCGCCCTGCTAAATCGTCCTCGTGCCATCTTGTCATGCCTAGCAATATGCCACTCTTAGGGCTTAGCCTTGTGTAAAGGGTTGTAACGTACCAGTCCCACACTCTATCCCTAAAAGTAGCACTATTTGCTTCTGCTGCGTCCTTGATAGGGTCATCAATAATCGAAATATCTGCACCCATGCCAGTAATACCCCCGCCTACGCCCGCGCTCCTATACGCGCCCGCGTGTCCTACAATCTCAAATATTTCACTATTTCTAAGGGCGTTTTGAGTTACGGTTACGACACGCTTTGAGTTAAGCTTTGTTTCGGGGAAAATTTCCTCATATTTTTCACTCATCATAATACGCTGCACGTCCCTATTCATTCTTGTGCTTAAATCGCTTGAGTATGAGCTAGCAATTATTTGCAAATTTGGATTTTTACCAAAAGCCCATGCTGGAAAAGCCCTACTAAATAACTCACTTTTACCACTTCTAGGCGGTGCAAATATCATTAAGCGAGGTTGCTTACCCTCCATTACGTTAAGATAAAATCGCTCCAGCTTATCTGCAATTTCTTTATTAAACCAGCCGACCTGATAGCTTGGGTTGATCTCGGTTACAAAGCGAATTAAGCTACGTCTTGCAAGCTCATTTTTAATTTGCTTTTGAGAGTATTGCGTCAAGTGTTTCGAGTTCATCATCGCTTAACCCTGATAAGTCTAGCTCTGGCTTTTGGTTTTGCTGCGTATTGTTATTGTTAATAATCGTTTGTGGCTCTTTGCCTAGTATAGTTTCTTTATTTCTAGCTGTTATCCTGCTATGAGCTTCAATGTCGCCTATTGTTTTGGCGGTTTTTAGCATTTCGTTGGCTCTTTTTTGATTTGTTAATGCTGCGTTTTGAAAAAAGATGAGGTGTTTTGTAGCCTCACTTATTACTTCATTTACGCTGTTAATTTGTTGTAAATTTTCGTCTGCTAGCTCCGCTTTAAAGGCTACTTCAGCGTTAATTTTTTCTTTTAAATTTTGGTGTTAATCCTTTGACTATCTTATGGACTGCCACGTGGCTAACTCCTGCTCTTTCTGCTATTTGCCTGATCGAAAAAAATCCTGTATGAAAGTCAGCTAATATTTTTTCTCTGATCTTGTCTGTTATTTTTGCCATTGTTGCTCCTTTGTATATCGTTTTTTTGCATTTGCGAAAGCTTTTCGTTGTTTCTTTGTATCGCATTTTTTACATATCGTTTTACGCTCGCCTTTGCTCTGTCTGGCTTCATTCTATTTGTCATAATCCACTTGTAAGCCTCTAGTGGCAAAGCGTAAATTTTGGCTAGCTCTTTATCGTATTTACTCACTTTCATAACTCTCAAATTGTTAATAATAGTTTCGTCCGTGTAAGGGCTATTAAATACTTTTAGGATTAAAAAGGCTATTTCGGTTAAGTAATAATCATCTGCTCGCTTCTCCCAGTCTGGATAGAATTTATCAAGGATTTTAAAAAAGGTTTCAAGTGTGTTAAACTCTTTTGGCAGCATTGATTTAGCCTTTTTGATTTTTTCAATATTTTATGAAAAAGGCTGTTTATCCTCTCGTGGAGTGATGAGGTTAGGGGCTAGCCTCGCCCCACTTAGATTAGCTTGCTTGCATATCGTCTTGTAAGCTCGCACCTTTTAAGGGCTTGTGCCATTTAAAAATCCCTTTGGCTTCTAAGGGATTATTTTTGTTAAAGTCCTCTTTGCTTTTATCGCTAGGGCTTAGGCGGTCAAGCTGTCTTTTCAAGTGCTTTACTTGTGCTTCTGCATGCCTGAGCTCGTTAATGTAATAATCTACGAATAGCCACGCTTTAGCCCCTGCTTGATAAATGGCTTTTCTTTTGCTGAGGTTCTCGCTTTGCTCTAGTGTGCTTATTAGCTCATCAAAGCTTCGAGCCTTTTCAAGCTCGTATAATTTTACGTATCTCTTGGCAGTCATTTTCTTACCCCTTAGTCGCTTTTGTGTCTTTTAGTGCATAATCATCAAGCGTTGAGGCAATATCGAGTAAAATGCCACTTAGTAGATAAGTAGCGTTTAGCCTCTCATTGTCGTCTATGCTCTCGTGTTTATTTGCTAGTGCTAGCATTAACGTTGATACTTGCCCTAATACGCAAGTTATTTCAATGCCTAACTCAAAATTCTTATTGATTTCGTTAAAAACTAACTTCATTTTTGCTCCTTTAAATATGTAAATAAGTATTTTTTTAGTGAATTATATACTTAATTAAATATATTGTCAAGACTTAATATACTT